TGGATAGAAAATGACAAGCACCCCGAGATACATTTTTTCATTAACGAACCAGAAATAACTATTCTGGTGGATGGAAAATACAATGTGGTTTCAAACCCACTTTGTGCGAATAACGTCTATTACTACACCGAAAAAGGAGAGAAGAAGGTAGTTACACGCAATGGTTTCTTAAATCCGACAAACGATGCCGATAAATTGAAAGTTGCTGCGACCAACAAAGAATTAAACGATGTGCTCTACGCACAAAGATATCCGACTTTCAGTTCCAATAACCTATTCAATAAAGTATTAAAGAAGTTGATAGACTTTAATCCATTAGAGATACCCCACAACAACATTCATGACTTCATTGGTGGGGAGGGTGGGATTATGTCTGACGTACCCGTCTCGGCATATGACCCTCTTTTTTGGTTACATCATTGCAACATGGATAGATTTTTCTATAACTGGATGCATAAAGTGACAAACGGATTTAAGGACGAATTAAAGCCCTATAAAATACCCGATGAGACACTGGAAGGAACTTTGGCGCCGTTTTCACCTATAGGCAGTGTCTATAACAACGACTTACATACTTATATCTTTGGATATGAAAACGATACAATGACCTTCTTGAAGGTGAAGGACGCAATAGACTTCAAAAAGTATTGGTACACCTATGACAAAATAGAAATTGCCCCTTACCAACGCCCCGAGGCCACTCTTGAAATCACCGGTATGCCTATTCCCATGGAAACCACGCATATCGAAGCCTTCTTGATCCCAAAGGGAACTGACCTGACTGAACAAAACAAGAATGAACATCTTGCTGGCTCTGCCACATGGTTCGGTATCAACCGGTATTTGAAATACTGCAAACGTTGTGAACGAGCACGAACCAACATGAAGATTGACATAACCACCTTCATGAAAGAAAAAAATATATCGCACAAAGATTTAGGTGAATATGACTGGAAGATCGAGGGAAGAGGGAGACTACATCCCAATGATGACGGAACATATAAGACATATACTCAGGAAGAACTCATCAATGACGGGTCTACCGAGTTATATATTCATGCATCGGATACCCTCGATAGTTGTTGTTTGCCTTTCATGAAACGCATCTAATATGGTTACAGAACTACGTCAAATGCGATCTATACAATCGTCGAATTTGATAGTAGCAAATTTGTTAATTCCACTATGGTCGTCGTCAACATAATTATTTGACAGGTGGAATATTTTACATCCATCTATTGGTTTTCCGTGGTTCATGGGAATAATAGTTTGTTTGTACCATCCAAGATTTTTCCCATGCAATCCTGCTGCACAGGATGCACGTGTATCGCCGTCGTAATCAACGTTTTCAATATTGAAATATTTGCTATCGACAAATCTTCCAAACTCTTCTTTGTTATATATCCAGCATGCGCAGTAAGCGTTCTTGTCGTTTACACAATATTCTTGTGCACCTATATGCATTGTCTTATCCATTTTTTCGCCATATAAATCGGTGATATATTCACAATTGTCCCTTTTTGATGTTTCTATTCGCAAGAAACCCAGGTTGTAGTTCATTTGAATAAGTTTCTCGTTGTTACACAGCCAATAACGAAGTGCGCTCACAGGGAATAATATGTCGTCTTCAATATACATGAACACATCATAGTCGTTTCTCTGTGATTTCAACATACTTCTTGGTTTTTCCGTTAACGAAAACGGGTTATCATCCGCGAGATCGTGAAAAATAACTTTTACATTTCCGTTTTCATAATCATTGAATTCTGAAAGCCAAAAATCCTGCTTGTTTGTGTGAATAAACACATCAGTTGTGACAGGGTAGTTGTTTGCTTCAGATAACATGGTTAAAACGAATTTTACACGTAGTTCGTAATAATAAAAAGCGACATGTTTTGCTAATTTCATAGTATGATAAAATATAACATATGCTTTTTATTATTTAATCGCAATACTCAACCTCAATTTTGAATAAATGTCTTTTTAAACGAAGCCATTACTTGAGGCCAAACATTACTTTTTTGTAACACAAAAAATGAATAGTAAAGAAGAATGAAAAAGTTAATGTAGATGGACCCATTATATAGGAATTGTTTCTGGATGCGATGTTTTCGAAGTTCGTCAATGCGATTGTAATTGGTGACTTTATAAAGAGAAAATAACAAAAGAATTAGACCCAACATGAACAATATAGCTGCTTCATAGTAAGCCTTGGAATTTTTCCCTTCGCGTAAGGATTGAACGACGAATACATTCACACCAGCCAAAAACGAAATCGCTAGAATACCATCGTTAATATCATTCGCTCTATCTGTTTCCCCTTGACTATTGCTGATACCCTCAATTATGTCTAAGAAACTTAGTAAATACCAATTTGTCGCAATCAAAAATAAATATGGGAGCCAAACAGTTGTTCTAGATGGAGCTGCAAAATAAAGCATCAGCGCAACAATCAGTGTTCCTAGACTGATCATCATGATGAATTTGCGTGTAAGAAAATCGTAATATTTATTAGCAAACTGGTCTTCCACATCTAACACAGGATATGATGCTAATATAACACCCTCGAATACTCTTCCGTCTTCCGTTTCCTTTACGTATTTTCCACCAATAGCTACACTCTTTACAGGACGATTTAACTGCTTGTCGATTGTGAAATGTGAAAATATGTTTATACCATTCGAATAAGAAGGGCTATCGTATATAGTATGAAGAAAATCTGGATGAGGACTAAATATAGAGAACATAAAGCTATAATTATCTTGTCGTAGTAGCTCGTCATATGTTAGACCTAGCTTTTCCTTAATTTTGTCAGCGCGTAGAATAAATTTGTCTCTGGTACCATAATTAGCATTCGTGTTTCTTATTCTTTCGAACACCGACACATTATACAAGTACTTACCTTCTCGAATAGTCGTGTTCTTGTTGTTTTCGTTAATCCACTCTGCATATTTTGTCTCAGGGTTTGCTAGTGTTTTTAAACGTTGTGAAAGGTCCTTTATAAATGTGTTATTCAATTTCTTTTTGTTTTTGATGTTATATTGCATAAAATCGACATTGTCGGAAGCCAGCTTAGATTGCCAATTTATCACATACATTTTTACATAGTACATCTGAATAATCACAGAAATAGTCCAGGTGAGAACTAGTAAATACGCATGATTTGTTAATAGTGATATAACCGTCATTAGAAAGTATGATATATTATCAAAAGATAATATATATATATATATGTATTCTATATTAAGTAGCATACATTAATCCACAATTACCACCAACAAAGGTAACAACGTTTATTCTTTCTTCAAAAAAATGTAAATCGTATGTGTAATCATAGATCCTCCATGTTGGTTTATTTACACCTATAATTTCTCCGCTATCTGGGTCGCATATGGTCAGTACTTGTGCTAAAGGATCAAGTTCGGGGTTTATCGTGGTGAATTCCAGTTCTATTTGATTAAATCTATTCATATTGGTTGCTCCCGAAGGCTGGTTCGTATTGAACAAAGATGACGAATTCATGCTATAGTTATAGCAATATAGTCCGTTGGGAGCTGACCCTGGCGTGCGGATGTATTTTTCAACCAGGTTATAAACGCCAACAGCTTGGATGTTTTCTCTGTATTCGCCATCAAATAGGATACCCAAACTTCGCAGGATTTGATTTTCGTTGGCTGGCGTATAATCCCCAGTTATCATCAAACCTGTTAATTTTCCTCCTGGGTTCACGCCTGGTCCGATAGGTACATTTATTATTGCTCCACTAGCATCTTCTTCAAGAACGTTATAACTTCCGTCAGTTGGTGCTGGTGTGATATCTGACGGAAGATAATTGTAAGGCCAGTTTGAATAATTGCTCCACTGGTTTCTCAAATTAGCATCGCTACGTTGGAAGTAGAATAAGTAGTCACTTACCAAACCAAGAGAATTCAGCTGAACTTTTGTGGAACCAACCACATTTCGAAATGTTTCTTCGTGTACTTGTTTAAAAATGTATTTCTGCTCGTTTTTGGCAAACAGACGTGACTCGTCGTTGGATAAAAAGCAATACGTGCTAGTTAAATGAATGTTTGTATTCCATACTGCTCGAGTATCAGGATAGCTTTCCTGATCGAGTGTGATACTAGGAGGGGGTTGCACAAACCTATACATTTGCATGTATTCTAAATTAAAATTGGGTGCAACATATGGGAAATTATATTCTGGGTCCTGAACATCACGAATTGTAAAAAGTTGATTGATAGGGCGAAACGTAACCTCTATTTGAAGCTCGTTGTATTGTAGAGATATAAGCGGAAACGCGCGCTGAGAAGTGTTGCAAAACCATGCATTCAGTGGAATATACAATGTTCTTCCCAGAATAGATGGTTCCGCACCACTATTCGCTTCTGTAAAATACGCACTTGGATAACTATTTACACGTGCTCCACTATTTCCTGGGTCATTTACTTCAGGGACATCGCCTGTCATTTTATCGAATAGGATACGCTTGATCCCAGTCAAGTCCCTTTGTATCTGGGCTAATAAGTAATCACCGGTAAACTCTTGTATTTTTTGGTTTCCACATGTAATTCGAATGTTTGATATCATCTTCGCGCCAAGATTTTCGATCCATTTAAATTCATATGGGACCCACTGATTATCTGTGTCGTCTGTTGGTGGATAAATAGGAGACCAAATATTGGGTAAATCTACTGTGATATAGGTATCCATCAACAAGTCCGCATATCGAGGAACTTTAAATGTGAAAGTGGACTCTTCGGTCAGGTGGAGGGTTTTGGCGCCCTCGTAATCTATTCTGAACTTTTGCAGTCCAAAATTGGTGGTTTTAGCGTATGTGCTCTTAAAAAAAGTTTTTGAAGGGTTTCCATATAATAATACTGATTGCTGTCCCTGGCTAACTAATGATAATAGTCCTCCTGCCATAGCTATTAATATATAAGGATATTATTTAACCTTTTTCTAGATATAATAATATTTATTTATATCAATAGTATGGAGAATTCTAATGGTCAAAGCTATACCGAAAAAGTTAGCGCGTCTTTCAAAAATACAATAAGCAGTATGAGAAATGTTAATGCAAAAGAGATGATCACTAAGTTAAATGAAAAAAAGTTTGTTGTTCTCAGTTATGTGCTTATTGTTCTTATCTTTATCATATTGTTCATGACCTATCGATGGAACAAAACCATGGAAAGTAAAGAATGTAAAAAAATAGCAAAAATTTACCCAGAGCTAAACGGATCCATTTCTGCTATCGACAACAAAAAGGTCTCCAAAAATGCCTCCAATAATTTTGCATATTACCTGAATGAATATTATATCAAGACCGCATACAATGCATGCAGTCTGGGACCATATAAGAACAATGCGGTGTCGTTATGCATTTTAAGAGACATACTTAAACAGGGTGTGCGAGGACTCGATTTTTGCATATTTTCCATTAACGATATGCCAATTGTTGCAACGTCACTAGACAAGAGTGTTTATGTGAAAGAAACGTTCAATTATGTCCCCTTTGCTGATGTGCTAACTAGCTTGCGGGACTTGGCATTCTCGTCTTCTGGGGCACCTAACCCGACTGATCCCATTGTATTGCATTTGAGAATTCAAAGCAGTAACATGAAGATGTTCAAGAATTTAGCAGGAATGTTTAAGAATATGAGCCAGTATGTGTTAGGGAAAGAATATAGCTTTGAAAATCAAGGAAAGAATTTAGGAAATGTTCAACTATTGAATTTCAGAAATAAGATTATCATTATTGCTGATAAATCCAATCCATCTTTCCTCGAAAGCAGTGAACTCAAAGAATATATTAACATGACAAGTAATTCTGTTTTTATGCGAGCTTTGCGATATACACAAGGAGTTAAGTACACACCTGACGTAGATGAACTAAAAAGTTACAATAAACGAAATATGACAATTGTCTTGCCAGATGATACAGCCAATCCTGAAAACCCCTCGGGGTTGTTATCTAGGTCTATGGGGTGCCAAATGGTAGCTATGCGATATCAGCTTCCAGACAGCACACTGAAACAAGATACTGATTTTTTTGATAGCAATGGTCATGCGTTTGTTCTAAAACCTCTTGAAATGAGATATATTCCTACGTTTATTAAGAAACCTAGACCACCTTCAAAGAAGCTTTCTTATGCTCCACGTGATCTATCCGCGAAGAATGGGCTTTATAAATTCGATATTTGAGACGTTTTAGTTGAGACGGCAACCATTTGCTTGAAATACCAAAAGGTATAAAATGTAAACATAAATGTTTACATTTTAGTCAATAAATGCGAGGGAAAATTCAGTTATTAATGTCAAGCTATAGTATACAGATGAGCGGATCAACCACGTTTGCAAGACCTCGAACTATTGGTGCCGGGGGTGGTGCCTTTGCATACGGCACTTATGGGTTTCTCTACAAGAAAAAGGCTGGAGGGGGTGGTCGCAGAAGCACTCTTAATATCCCGGGGGGGGGCGCAATGACCAACAAGGCTACCTATCTATACAATAAGTATAAACCTGGCGAGACTGGTATTGGAGCACAGACCACGGCAAATCGCCGTGCCAAAAATATTCGTGCATCCGTCTGCACACCGGACAACAAATGTGCTCCTTTCTACAACACTCTAGGCGTGAACCCTTACCGCAACCTTGGACGGGCCATGTATCCCATTTTTCCGGGAATACCTCTGCCCCCCTCATTGCCACCGACGCCTGCCGCAGCCATCACACCCTCAGTCATTGATTAGCTTAAGACACGATAACCTCGTATTCGGCGGTATTTTTTTGATATTTAATATCTCAGTTCTAATTGTTTTCTCGTGATTATATATATTCTATCATGCCTAAGAAAATATGTAATACAGACATGTCTTTCGGGGATTGCGAACTGGCTATCTTACGTATGTCAGTTGACAAAGCTCAGGAAAAAATAGCTAAACGCGCTGTTGCATCACCTGCAATAAAAGAATTAACAAAGATTGTCGAAGAGTTCAT